ATGGAGCTAAAGGAAAGGGGTGATAACAATGCGGTGACTTTCATATTAAGATTTATAAATTCTTTGAAATACATTAGGATAATTCAAAAAGAAAGAATAGCCTCTAATTTAAAGTAAATAAAAATATATATTTAAATTTTATTAGCTAAATAGGATCTAGATAAACCATTTCAATTTTAAAAACTAGTAACCAAAGTCTTAAACTGTGACAATGATTTTAATAAATAGCTAATAGATATTAAAAATATATAAATCAGTAGAGGAGGTAGAAATGAATATAG